GCCCGATCTTCCAAAAATAAATACTGGTTACAACACTTTTGAATTTACTAAACATCCAACTAAAAATCAAGCTATGATGTCTATCATCAGAGAGTTTAGAAACTTTATGGTCGCCGCTGCTGAAATGATTAAAGATGGTGCAGTGCCTGTGATAAAAGCTTTTAAACATTTCATCACATCATTGTCGTACAAAGAGGAAAATAGGTCTTGTATCGATGATGGAACACTTGAGCCTGAGGCCGTAGCTGATTATGACAATAAAGGAAGAATTTTTGCATTGCATAAGGATTCATTTTGGGGACGGCCTCTTGGTATGAGAAAAATTGAAAGAACCTATTATGAAGATGCAAATTTAATTTTTCCCGGTTCCAGAAATTTTTCCGTGCACAATGAAATAGGAACATCATGGATTAAAGGTGGTGCAAAAATGAAATACGATGCACTTTGGGGCGAATTAGGTGATGAATATGAGGAACAATATCGGTCGTTGGATCCAACTTATAGATCTTATAAATTGAAAAAGGAGGGGACACAAAAATTCTTTGAAGGAGATATTAAAGGTCTAGATACCTCAATTGGAGCTATGCAATTAGTATATTATCAAATGTTTGCGATGCAATGGGTACAGAGGGATGATAAAGATCCGTTTTATCTATTGTTTCAATGTATACTTGAGGGTCTTGCTGAAATGTTGGCGGGGAAAACTGTGAGATGGTTGGAAGATTTTATGTTAATTTTAGGTTTTATGCCTTCTGGGAGTTTAGAAACTTCTCATGGTAATTCGTGGATAATGATAAATTTTTATTGGTTAGCTTATATCTTTCACACTATGGCAACTGTTGATATAGATACGAGGAAATTGATATGGATGCTAATGATAGCAAGAAGGATAGTTGCTCTTTTCTTTGGAGATGATTTTATAGCATCTTGTCCTCGAAATCTCGATATTATTAGTATTGAGGGCTTTGCAGAATTTATATGGAAATTTTATGGTGTGGATATGAAACGCAAAGCCACATATAGTAGCTTAATATCATATTTTGTAGTTGCCAATTCTACCGTTATAAGAACAATTTATCAAGGCCCTGCATATTTAAAAAGACAATTTGTGTTATCAACTAATTTTTGTCTTGACAAAATGTTCCCCGAAATATCCCCTATAGTTCCATGGAGACCAATTGCACAATATAAATGGAGAATGAGTGTGCCTAAGGACAGAGGTTGTCAGGTGTTTAGGAATTTGAGTAGGTTGATAGGTCTTGCTTATGATACGTTAGGAATTGAACCCTTGGCTTTTGCCATGATAGAATTTAAATACAATTTGGAATATAATTTTTCCTGTAGTGTTCATGGCAAGGTTATGATAGATCGAATGATACCAGAACTTATGAAGGAGGATCAAAAATATTTACTTAAAATTGGAATGCAAGGCATTCCTGAGAGATTTCCTTCATATTATGAAGTTTTGTGTTTAAATCATCTTGATGTGGAGTACCATAGGCCAAAACATAAAGAAACTCGTACTTGGCAGGAAAGTGTATTAGAGGTAGAATTATATTAGTTTAGGTTTGTTGATTTTCCCGCTAAGTGCCCGTAGTTAGCGGAGTGTCCGG